AAGTTGTGCTCTATTAATAGCCATAGTCTAGTCCTCCTTATACGCCTAACGTTCCAGTGTGAGATCCTAACTGATGATTATTAATCTTTACAACTAAGACACTGTTATTAGCAGTGGAGTCATTGCTTGGAACATCATAAAAATCAATTAGTCTGACCTGTAACGCCGCGGTTGTGTTTTTTGAGCTTGAATCTATTTCAACGCCAGACATACCAGTTGTAGTACTTCCTGCGCCAAATACTAGATTAGCATTTAAGTTTAAGTCTGCAGCGACGATATTTCCACCATCTGAATCTTGCTGTGCAATGAATAGTTGATCGGGATCGTCAGCTACAAATGCTATCGCATCTCCTGGTGAGAGCGAAGCTGGGAAATGATCCCTAAAAGTAGGTTTCTTTGTAGTTGGGTCTGTATAAAAACAACCTGTAAATATTCCACATGTTGGATCGCCAGCAGTAGCTACCTCGACTGTTCCGTCATTTTTGTATTTGACGGGATCGCCAGTGAAGATCGCAGTACCTTGGTTATCCGCAATAGAGTATTTAGTTGTCCCAGTAGTCCCACCGGGTGCTGAACCTACTTTAGCGATTGGACGTAATCCAAAAGCTTGGTCTATGTTAGCCATAGTAGTCTCCTTTAATATTGAGAGAACATAGATCTACCCATTAGATTTTTTGTTACCCCCAAATGATACTCTGCTTTGCCTTTCCTGATGGATTGGCATTGCGGGGTGCTCTTCTTTATGTAGATCGTTTTCAATAGCTTTTGTCTTTGTGTCAGTTAATTGTCGAAAATATTCATCTCGATCTTCTTTAACCTCTAAAGGACAACGCATTAAAATTAATCCGCCGATACCTATAACGCCTTTATATTTTCCGTCTGCAATAGAGGGTAAATCCTCTCTATCGGGATACTCATCTGCTCTCACAAGTTCATATCCACTTCTTAGTCTACCGATGATATTTTTTTCATCAGATTGACCTCGAAATTCTGTGCGACACCACCGATGATGAAAACCTTCAGGTGGTTCTGGCGCATCTAAGTTCGAAGGAGGAACCCATCCCCTCTTCCGAGCAACCTTTTCACGGGTTTCACTTTTGCGCGAAGTTTTTTTGTCTATTTCATTCATTTACGCCTCCTTCTTCACGATTTTTGTTGCATCATCTGCAACTGTCTTGCGTATTCTTCTAATGGCACGCCTAATTTTTTAGCTATTGTAACCTGTGTTGGCGAGAGTTTCACAGTTTTGCGCCCAGTCGCATTGCCATTTCTGGCAGCACCAGCAACAGTCTGAGCGGGTCTGTTACTAGAAACTTGATTTGATTCTACATTATCACTAAAATACCGATTAAGTCTAGTGTCAATTTCAGCGTAGTAATCATCTGACTCAGGGTCTACACCCTCATTAATTAATTGTCTATGAATTCCGTAAGTAGCCATTGTCTTAACAACATCATGATTATTCTCTGTTCCATCTCCAAACCATTTATTTTTAGCAGCCCAGTCTTTTGCTTTTTGACTTGGTTCTGGTTTTGGTATTGGTTTTGTTTCAGTCGGAATTTTTTCTGGTTTTTCTTCAACAGCCTGTTCTGCATCTTGAGCTCTTTTTGCTATCGTCATTTCAGCTCTTTGTTTTTGCAGTATACTACTTGTTAATTTTTCTTGTAATTCAGCCTGTTTACTAGAATCACCAGCTTGAATTGCATCTGCTAATTGTTTTTGTAATGCTTGTGTTTCAGCTTGAGCTCTTGTTTTATATTCTTCAATGTAAGATGCATCTAAAGTAGAATTTTTCTTTTTTAAACTCTCATTTTCTTTTTGAACAGATTGAGCATATTGCAAAGCAGCTTCACTCTGTCTTTCAGCCTCTCTCCATTTCTTAGTTAAATCATTAATTCTAGTTTGAACTTTGCTTGAGTATTTATCATGTTCCTCTGATTTTTCTTCAGATTTTGTTTCTTCAACTTTTTCATTTACTTGTTCAACAGTAACTTCTGGATCTTTGCTTTTTGTTTCTTGCTCTTTATCTTTTACTTCAACATCAACAGATTCTCCTGATGTATCTAAAGGCACTAATTTTTCTTCGTTTGGTCGTGGTTCAATCATAGTTTTCTCCTTACATTATATTTTTGGGTAAAATATCTCTTGGATCTTTTACAGTTGCTATTATTTCGTCATCGTTTACAATTCTCAATTCTCCGCCATCTATTCTTATTCTTGATCCTGCGTAAGTTGTGATTATAACCCAATCACCTTCTTTACACCAAATCTTGCCATACTTTTCTCCTTTGTAAGCTAAAGGTCCAACCTTTAAAACTTTACAAATGTTAGTAGTCATTTGAGATTCTTGAATTGTATCGTCTGTTAAGTGAATACCGCCTTTAGTTTTCTTATCTAATTTAAGGGGTAATAAAACTATTCTCCATCCACATGGATCTGGAACTTTTTCAAGTTCGGTTTTAGCTTTTGTGTCCCAAACATTTTTGGGCATAATTAGCTTAGATTTAGTCGTCATCTTCTAGCTCCTGTTTTTTTAGCAGGTCCGTGAGTTCCTGTATCTCGTTTTTTAATGCTGCATTTTTACCAGTCAAATATTTATAATCTGACCAGTCTTTACACAGTCCACTGGTTATAGACTCTTCAACCGCCTTTTGTCTATCAATTAATTGTTTTTTGTAAGCTGTAAAAAAATTTTCTAACCGCATGATTTCATTTTATCAGACAATTTTTTGCATCGATTCGGTGTCTGTTTATTCCACCTGGAATCAAGCATCTCATAACTTGCGCCGATAAAATTGTCTTCTTGCAGGCATTTCCACATATTCTTAAACTTAGCAACACCTGTTTTGCCAAGTTGAAAGCACATCTCCGTTAAGACGTGTTGGGCTTGTTCCGGCACTTCATCAATGCCATTTTCAATTAATAATTGTTTCATCTGAGCTATAGCTCTACTTAAATCTTTATCAAACACTGCTTGTAAATCATCTTCAGTATATTCTACTCCAGGTTCAAACGGATCACCTTGAACAACTTTATGACCCCAGCCTATTGTGTCAAACCCTTCTGTATCTTGATAGATTTTATTTCTAAACCCTTCACTTAATTTTACTGAGTTTGATAGGTCTTCGTAACTCATTACTTCTTTTTAAATAATCCTATTGCACTAGATCCCGCCTTGATGCCGAAGCTGGCAGATATCGCAATGTACAACAAATTATGATAATACGACGGCAGGTCCTGCAGTGCGAGGAAGCCACGATGCACATGTTCTTGTAAGGGCGTGAATACTAAAACTGCTGGAAGTAGTAGGACAATTAATGCTACCTCATCTTTCCAGCTTCCTTTCATTTGATCAACTGCACTTTGCTCCCATGCAACTTTACCGGCAATTTGATCTTCTTTAAGTTTCTGCGTAGCTTTAATTTCAGTAAGTTTTAATTCTTGCTTTGCTTTTTTTGTTTCGACAAAACCCTTGACGCCATCAGCGACGACGCCAAGAAGGGGCTTTGCTAGTAGTTGCCATACCATAAAATCTTTTTATATTGCTCCAATAATTATGATTACAATTATAGCTACTATTGCAGCTTTAATCCAATCTTTCATACTCCAATCTGACCATTCTTTAAGATGTGACCAGAGATCTTGCAAAAGTTTCATAGAAACCTCCTTGTTTGCAAAGTTTATACTATTTTACGCCTTTAAAAGCTACTTTTTTTATTTGCATATTGCTTGTTTGACCTTTTGGCCCAGAACCTTTGTTATCTTTAACAACAAAAGGTGAGTAAACAATAGCAGCATCAGAACCCACTTTTAAAGTAGGAAAAGGATTTTTGCTTTTTACGACTTCTGTTTTTGTTTTTTTAAACATGTTGACCCCTAGTGTACAGTTGGTTTTAAATTTTTAAGAATGACCTCTTTATCAGACTCATACATGATTTTACCATCACTTCCCATTTTTTGCAAATATATCATTTTAGCTGTTACCAGCATCATTGATGCGATTAACATTCTATCCTCATCATTTACGTGACTACCAAAAGCATAGTTTATTAAATCGTCAGTTATGACGTTCATTTTTTCAGAATTATTAGTTGGTAATGTCATATCTTATTTATGATGACATATCAAAATTTATCAAGTTATTTTTTCTTTCTCTTCTTTTTCCCAGCTTTTGAAAGGGCTATTGCAACTGCTTGTTTCATAGGTTTACCCTCTTTTTTTAACATTTTAATATTTTTTGAAATAGTTTTTTGAGATTTACCTTCTTTGAGCGGCATTTAATTTTCTCATTTGAATATTATTACGCTGAGCAGCTAATTCTGCGGTTTGCTGTAGTTTTGCAGCATCAACTTGAGCTTTTTGTTCTAATTTTGCTATATCTAGCTCTATTTTAGCCATTTTTGCCATAGATTCAGTCTCAACTCTTTGCTTTTCTATGCCAATTTCTTCTTTTTTAAGTTCAACTAATGGATCTTCACCGCCACCTTCTAAATATTCTTGCTCTTCAGCTACAATTTGAGACATTAATTCAGCTTCTACCTGTGCAATTTGCTCATTTAATAGATTATTAAGCTCATTTTGAACAAGTTGAGGTATTTGACCACCAAATTGTTGAGCAATTTGCTCCATCTTTTCTTTATTTTTCTCTAAAACGTTTTGTGTAGCTAATTGTGATACGTGCTGCAATACGTGAGCCGTCATGTTTGTCATTACATCAGGCATAGTTCTCACTAAAACTGATGATAAAAATGCTCTATGTGCAGAAATGTGCGAAACGTGATCTTGCTGTGGAAATGCTTGGGCAGTTTTTTTCATAAGTAATTCAGAATTTTCTGTAACAGGATCTTTCGGTGCTGGTTGAGCTGGGGGAGGTAATATTGCATCAATATTTTGCACTCCTAAAGCTTGATACATTCTTCTGTAAGCCTCGTATGGATTGTGAATTTGTGGATTAGATTGTGCAAGCTGTAATTGAGCTTGAGCCAATTGAATTCTTTGTGACATAGAAAAAATATTGGGGTCACTAATTGGAATAATATCAACTCTATCATCAAAATCTGTTGTTTTAATTACTCTAGGTCCGCCAGTTACGTTATAAGGATATTCTGGCGGAAGATATAATTGGAATACTCTTGCTAATAATCTGAATTCTATTTTTTGTGCATAGTGCATTCTTCT